TTTAAGGAAATAATATGACATTGAATGAACAAGATAAGAAAGACATTTTAACTGTAATCAAAGATTGCTCTGACTCACTAACTCGTATGGAGGGTGAACGTGAATTTATCAAGGAATCAATTATTGGTTTGAATGATAAGCATGGACTTGATAAGGCACATCTTCGTAAGGTTGTGAACATTTACTATAAGCAAAACCTTGCTGAAGTACAAGCACAAAACACAGAGGTTGAAGATTTGTATGAATCCTTAACTGGTTAAAATAATGCGGGTATCGTATATCGGTAAATACAATGGGTTTCCAACCCATGAAGGTCAGTTCGATTCTGACTATCCGCTCCAAACAAAGCACCAGTGCTAGAGTGAACTAATAGATCGGATTGCAAATCCGTAAGGTCGTGGGTTTGAATCCCTCCTGGTGCTCCAAATTGATATAACTTTACTTTCGGGTGAGTTTAGAGTATAATATAAGTATATGATGGAGAATGTGAAATGGAAGACTTTTTGTGGGTTGAGAAATATCGACCAAAGACGGTTGCTGATACCGTATTACCAGCAGATCTAAAAGCAACGTTTCAACAGTTCGTTGACAATAAAAATGTACCAAACCTATTATTGACTGGTTCGGCAGGTGTCGGCAAGACAACTATCGCAAAGGCAATGCTTGAGGAAATTGGTTCTGACTATATTGTTATCAACGGTTCTGATGAAGGCAGACTAATTGATACACTGAGAACTAAGATTAAAAACTTTGCTTCAAGTATGTCACTGGCAGGTGGACGTAAGTATGTAATCCTAGATGAAGCAGACTACCTTAATGCTGAGACAGTACAACCTGCTCTTAGAAACTTTATGGAGGAATACTCATCCAACTGCGGATTCATCCTAACGTGTAACTTCGTTAATAAGATTATCGCACCGTTACACTCACGTTGTTCTGTGGTTGAGTTTAAGATTGGTAATAAGGATAAACCTAAGATGGCGAGTGAATTCTTCCATCGTGTTTGTATGATTCTTGACTTTGAGAATATTGAGTATGAAGAAAAAGTTATTGCTGAGGTTATCACTAAGCATTTCCCTGACAATAGACGTATCCTAAATGAACTACAACGTTACAGTGCTACTGGTAAGATTGATACAGGAATCTTAGTCAATACTTCAGATGCTAACTTTAAGACGTTGATGGATGCCTTAAAGAATAAGGAATTCTCAGTTGCTCGTAAATGGGTTGGTCAAAATATTGATGGAGATGTCGCACCGTTCTTCCGTAAGTTATATGATACGATGTATGACCATGCTGAACCGAGTAGCATTCCTCAAATCGTAGTAACGTTGGCAGACTATCAACATAAGGCTGCCTTCAGTGCTGACCAAGAGATTAACACGATGGCATTATTAGCAAATTTGATGGTCGACACAGAATGGAAAAAATGAAGTGTGTAATTTATGATTATGAAACGTTAAGTCAAAATGCCTTCAACGGTGTTGTATTATCTGTTGCTGGAATTGTATATGATGAAGATAGGTTTTTAACCAACCCATACAACTATGGTGAGTTGCTTGATAGTTGTGAGTATGTGAAATTTGATGTCAAAGACCAAGTTAAGTATGGTCGTAAGGTTGAGAAAGGTTCGTTAGATTGGTGGAAGTCGCAGTCTAAGGATGCTCAAAAACAATTGATGCCCTCTGATAATGATGTTCCAATTTCCGAATTACTTCTATTCCTAGAAAGACTTAACATATCAACTGCTAAGAAAGTATTCACACGAGGTAACTCATTCGACCCAGTATTCACACGATCTATATGCGATAGTCTAGGAACACCAGATCCGACTCCATGGTGGACTATCAGGGACGTCAGGTCTTATATAGATGGTTTCACTTATGGAACGGACATTAACCACGACTTCATACCTAAAGAACTGGTAGATAAATTTGTACAGCACGATCCAGAACACGATGTAGCAATGGACGTGATGAGAATGCAATTCCTAATAAGGACAATATATGGCAAAGACTAATCCGTTTGACTTCACAAACTCAATCAATACTTCTAAAAAGAATTTGATGAGGAAAACTGACAACGATGTACTTGCTGAGAAATCATACAGTCCATTCCTAACTAATCGTGCCTTGTCATATCATAATGACACAGTTGCTATTGCTAATGAGATGAACATCAGGCACTTCACGGATAAACGTTTACAGTATGAATTCCTACTGAATATTGTACGTCCAAAGAAAAGATATGCTAAGTGGTCTAAGAAAGAGAAGGGTGGAGATGTAGATGTTGTCAAAGAATATTTCAAATACAATGACATCAAAGCAAGACAAGCATTAACGATATTGACTAAGGAACAATTGGTCGAGATTAGACAGAAGTTAGAGAAGGGTGGTAAAGGTTAATTATTATAAATATTCTAAATAATTAATTATGAGATTCAAATGATAGATACAATGATAGAAGTTACACTTTCAAAAGAAGATGACTTCTTGAAGATTAGAGAAACACTTACTCGCATAGGTGTGTCATCTCAAAAGAATAAAACAATATACCAATCCTGCCATATTCTACATAAGAAAGGTAAGTATTATATCACCCACTTCAAAGAGTTGTTTGCCCTAGATGGCAAACCCAGCAACTTCGGTGATGAAGATAGAGGTCGTAGAAATACAATTGCCAATCTTCTAGCAGAATGGGGTTTGGTAACTCTCGTTGATAATGAGAAGAGCAAAGATCCAGTTGCTCCTCTGAGTCAAATCAAAATCCTTCCGTATAAAGAAAAACGTGAATGGAATCTTGAACCAAAGTATAATTTAGGAAAAAACTTCTAATAAAACTTTACTTTACTTCCGTTATGGAGTATAATAAAGGTATCGGATAATTATAAATAAACTGAATCCCGAATAAAGGGAAATGTCCGTGACGACACTAAACTATTTTTAAAAATGACATAGGAGAAAAATATGTTAGAAAAAGTAGTAGGTTGGATTAAACAAAGCACTGAAGCCGGCGTAGCATTGATTGCATTAGCAATCGTATTACAGGTAATCTTTGGTGGAACTATACCATTCTTTGGTGGTGACATTATTGCCACTATCACTGGTATCGTCGCACAACTTGGTGCTCAAGGTCTAGTTGGTCTTGTTGCAGCAGCAGTGTTATATAAGATTTTCAATAAGTAAATCTATATGGAGGTTAGCAGAAGGAGTCCTCATATGAACAAAAAACTGCAACTAATTTGGTATAAGGCATGGGATATGACCTTTACCATTTACTATTGATTGGAGATATTTAGCACGTGGGTGCGAACCCCACCAACTCCACCAATGAAGGCATTGCATCCCCCCACTGTAGTGTCTTCATTAATGGGGTTGATTTAGAATCGACTAGGTATCAGAAGGTTAATAGTTGTAAGACCCAAGTAAACGCAAATGACGATTACGCATTACTTGCTGCCTGATTAGGTGAGTGAGTTGAGGATTTAGGCAGGTTACTCCTTATAACCAAAGTAACCTCCACCAAATTTTATGAATTTGCCACGATGGCAAAAATGGAGAGTCGCTCAATAGAGGACTCGTTTTAATACTCGCTTAATATAAGGAGAAACAATATGTTAAACACATATAACTTCCCAAGGGACACATTCCTTGGATTCGACAGTATCTTTGATACTTTATCTCAACTCAATCACAGTAAATCAGAGGTTACATATCCTCCGTATAATGTTGTCAAGAAAGATGATAATCATTATCTAATTGAAATCGCAATTGCTGGTTTTCAAAAGGATGAAATTGACTTAACACTCGAAAAGGGTGTGTTGGTAGTTGATGGTAAGAAAGTTGAATATGAGAATAATCGCAATGATGAATATATCCATAAAGGTATATCTGGTAGAACTTTCAAGAGATCGTTCACACTAGCAGATACCATTAAGGTTATTGGTGCAGACATTATAAATGGTTTGCTAGTTATTGGTTTAGAGAACATGGTTCCTGAAGAAGATAAACCTAACACAATTAATCTTGGAGAGTTTAGTAAACTTGCAAAAGAAAAATTAATGTTAGCATAATATAATGAATAGGGATTCTTCGGAGTCCCGCCAAATTGGAGAATACATAATGGCAAACCCAGCAAGAATGAGTAAGACTGATTTAATTGAATATGGAAAGAAACTAGGTTTCAAAGTCGATAAGGATATGACTAAAAAGGATATTCTAACACTAATCAAATCAAAACCAACTAAGATTAAGATTGTAGGCAAACCAGTAACACAATCTAAAGTGAAAACAATCACAACACCACAACCAAAAGATTTCTGGCAATCTGTAAAAGGATTTTTCGGAGTATAGTGTGGACGAAGTTAAAATTGTAAGACTCACCACGGGTGAGGAACTTCTATGTAAGATGGACCCTGCCATGACGTTAGGTGAAGGCAAATCAATTCTGATAAACACACCAGTACTAATTCTACCTACTGCTGATGGCAAATTAACATTCATGCCATACATGCCATATGCTGATATCAAAGACTTGATTGTCAAAGAACGTAGTGTGATGTTTATTGTCAATCCTACTGAAGAGTTGGCAGCACAGTATAAGAATATGATTGGTGATATTGTTGTCCCACCTAAACCTAAAATCTTGGTCTAAACTTTACTTTTGGGGAGTTTTATTATATAATAAAGTATGAGTAAATTTTATACGAACTTTTACCAACGTGGTAATAACGTCTATGTTCGTGGATATAAAAATGGCAAACGTTTCAGAGAAAAGATCTGGTACAAACCATCACTGTTTATTTCCACTAACAAAGACACTGAATTCAAAAATATCAAAGGTGAACCAGTTGATGCTGTTGTTCAAGAATCTATGGGTGATGCCAGAAAATTCTTTCAGAAGTATGATGGTGTTTCAAACTTTGAGGTCTGCGGAACTACTCAGTATGCATACTCTTGCATCAATGAGCAATTCGATAACTCATTCAACCAAGAAGATATTGTAGTTGTAAACTTCGATATCGAGGTTGCGTCGGGTGATGGTTTCCCTAGTCCTGATGAAGCATCTCAAGAAGTAACTGCAATCACTGCTAGTTATAAAGGTATCTACTACACTTTCGGATGTCAAGACTACACGGTTAAACGTGAGGACAACAAGTATATCAAGTGTCACGATGAGAAACATTTACTACATCGTTTCCTTCAGTTTTGGCAATCAGCAGATCCAGATATTATTACGGGTTGGAACATCAGGTTCTTTGATATCCCATACTTAGTTAATAGAATGAGGAAGTTGCTCGGAGAAAAGCAAACTAAAAACTTCTCACCTGCTGGAATAATCAAAGAACACATTCAAACAATATTCAATCGTGAGCAAACTGAGTATGAGTTGTGTGGTATCACAACTCTAGACTACCTTGAGGTGTATAAGAAGTTTACTTATTCTCAGCAAGAGAGTTATAGACTTGACCATATTGCTCATGTAGAATTGGGTGAACGGAAGTTGGACTACTCTGAAGTGGATACTTTGTATCAATTATATGAAACTGACTATGAGAAGTTTATTGACTATAATATCAAGGACGTTGAGTTAGTTAATAAGATTGAAGAGAAGATGAAACTCCTAGACATGGTAATCGCACTTGCATACGATGCTAAAGTGAACTATATTGATACGTTCAAGCAAGTACGAATGTGGGATGTGTTAATCAATAACTACCTGCTTGAGAAAGGTGTTATCGTTCCACCTAAGAAGGAAGTTGATAAGAAAACTCAATTTGCTGGTGGTTATGTTAAAGCACCTCAGGTTGGGATGCATGATTGGGTGATGAGTTTTGACTTGGCATCCTTGTATCCGCATCTGATAATGCAGTATAATATTTCACCCGAAACCTTTTTGGTTGGTGAGTATCAAGATTTAACTGTAGATGGAATCATCGATGGTAAGTTTGAGAAGACTGATGACTGCTTATCCGCAAGTGGATATTCATATCGAAAAGATAAGCAAGGGTTTCTTCCTGAAATGATGCAACGGTTATATGACGATCGTGTTATTTACAAGAAGAAAATGTTAGAGTCTTTAACTAAACTTGAAGAACTGACTAAGTCTGGAGGTGACACAACTCAAGTGACTAAGGATATCTCTAAGTACAAGAACCTACAACTAGCAAAGAAAGTACAGTTGAACTCTGCCTATGGTTTCCTAGGTAATCAGTATGCTAGGTTCTTTGACGTTAGGATTGCTGAAAGTATTACGTTATCTGGTCAGTTGTCAATCAAATTCATTGCTAAGAAACTTAATGCATATCTGAACAAACTACTAAAGACTGATGAAGACTATGTAATTGCTGTTGACACCGACTCAGTATATTTGAAGATGGGTGGGTTAATTGATAAGATTAATCCTAAGAACCCAGTCGACTTTCTTGATAAGGTTGGTAAGCAACAAATCGAACCATACATTAACAAGTGTTATGATGAACTTGCTGAGATGATGAATGCATATGAACAGAAAATGTTTATGGATCGTGAGGTTATTGCCGACAAAGGTATTTGGACTGCTAAGAAACGTTATGTATTAAACGTACATGACAACGAGGGTGTTCGTTATGCCACACCTAAGTTGAAAGTGATGGGACTGGAAACGGTTAAGTCTTCAACTCCATCAATTTGTAGGGAAGCATTGA